GCGGGACTGAAATTAAAAAGCTGTGGGAAGCAAAAGTTCCAGAACGAGCCAAGGCTTTTAACGGAGATATTAACGTAAATCTTAAAGGGCTATCAAAATAACTCCCACACCAAAACTTTAAGGAGGAAATATGAGCGAACAAGAACCGAATGAGCCTTATATTTATCAGCCTTTTGGGTTTCAACATGAAATGGGGAAAAGACTCTACGGAATTGGGGGGCTTCATACTCTTGGATTTCCTTACGGAACTAAAGTCGATGGGTTCACAAGTGAGGAAGCTAGTAAAATTCTTACAGTGATTAAAAACTTTCTGCTCAAATCCAGAACAGAACCAAATGAGGAAAGGAGAATGAAAGACATCAAGTTCAAACAATTTTTGTTTCCAGGCGGCAGAGAAAAAGAGGCCATCATTGAACGTCCTGAACCAATAGCCGACAGAGCGGAAGTCTTACAGGATTACGGATTTTCTCTTGAGATTGAAAATCAAGGCGGTCAGGTGTGGATGTCTTGCGTGAACCATGAAACCGAAGAATCCTTTGACCGAATTTGTGATAACGGCCCCGATGTGCCATTGAAGATTGACGAGATGATAAACGAGGCGTTTGAGAAAACTCAAGCAAGAACAGAACCAAAACTTTAAGGAGAGTGTATGAATGAGCCAGAATACAATTCTGAATTAGCAAACTCAGCACAATTTAAAATGTGCAAAGAAAAAGATTATCCGCACTTCGCTCCACCGAGGACTTGTTACGCCTGCAAGCGGGATATTTTTCAACCATTCACAAGGAAGATGAGAAATTATGAGGGGAAAGAAGTCGAGGTAACTTCAGGAATAAAAGTGGCAGATGCGGGAAACTCCCATATTACTGGATGTCCTCATTGCCATTACAGTTATTGCGATTAATGCTCAAATCCAGAACAGAACCAAAACTTTTTGCGAATGGAACAACGGCAGGAAAATAACCCCTCTTTCTGAGGGAAGGAGAAGAGGATGCTTATTCACCGAGAGCTTGGAAATAAATATGGAGCGGAGCGCTGCCAGGGCTATCCCTCGAAGCTGGAGGCGGCGGTCGGAGCGACCCTCAAGATCAGGCTCCGAGTCGGCGAGATCAGGAACGTCAAGCGCCAAGTCTCGGTAAGGCTCGGAAATAGGTTCTGGAAATGTGATTTCACTTATGAGGAAAACGGGGAGACTGTTTTTTGTGAGGCGAAGGGGATGCAGCAGAGGGAGTGGATCTGGATCAAGGAGATGTGGGGGCTCGTGGGACCCGGCAAGCTCGTGATATGGGGAGGAAGTTATCAAAGACCGCAAACGATTGAGACGATTGAAAGGGGACCTTATGCTTCAAAGATTTAAAATAGAGCTTGAGGAATGGCTTGTGAGGATTGGCCTCATAAGGGGAAGAAAGGTCGAAACCCAAGAGGAGTATGAAGCAAAGCACGAAAGGATCTACGTTTCCAGGCTCGTAATCCTCAAGATCTCGGAAAGGATGAGAGGGAGAGAGCAGAGGATGAAAGCGGACCGGAAAAGACGGTTTCGGATGGCACGCAGAGCAAAGATGCTTGTAAAGCATAAAGACATGGGCCTCGTGGATGATGAGAAGTACGGGGAGAAGTCGCCAAGAATGTCAATCGTAGAAGCGAGAATAAAGTTATGTTCGTAGCCCCTCCCGAGCCCTCAGGAGCAACGAAAGAGCAGATCAAGAAAGCGAGGAAAGAATTTCTCAAAGAAACGCTTTACGTCACAAACCCGCACCACAAGAAAAGGAGGCCGCCTCATGAAAACCGATCCTAATTATTGGCTTCTCGCGATCATCATTATCGGCTATCTCGTTATCGTTTATAAGATAGCCCGAGGAGGGAAGCTGTGAAGAAATTGATCGTATGGCTCCTCTGCTTCTCGTTGATATTTTTCTTGGCAAAAACGCTATGGGCGGAGAACTGCAACACGGTGCAGGGAGCAGATGCTCAAGAAAGGATGGATAATATCCGTGATTGCCGGGAAGCGAACGCTTTAGAGAGGATTGCGGATTTTAATGAACCACGTTGATCTGTTCTCCGGGATAGGAGGCTTCGCTCTCGCCGCCAGGAATACTTGGGGCGAGGAATACAACAATGTTTGTTTCTGCGAAATTAACAAATACGCGCAAGCGGTACTGCGTAAAAACTTTGGAAAGGACGTGGTGATCTGTGAGGACATTAGAACGCTCAAGGCCGAACAATTCGGCGTTGTTACCAACGCCGACCGTTGCGGACGTGTTCACTGGAAATCTAAAATCAAGTCAGCAAAAGGATCACACGAAGCACAGCGTGAACCTATCGCAAGCATTGAATCACCCGGCGTTCATGCTTCCGACACCAGAAACAGCGTGGGACGCGCCAAACAAAGGGAGCAACAAAAAGAACGGCCCGAAGTGCATGACGGAGGTAATGGATTACGCATCGACTTGCTCACAGGAGGGTTCCCCTGTCAGCCTTTTAGTCAGGCAGGACAAAGACGAGGCACGGAAGATGACCGCTTTCTCTGGCCGGAGATGCTTAGAGTTATTTCGGAATTCCGGCCCACTTGGATCATTGGCGAGAATGTTGCTGGACTCCTTAGCATGGCAGAGTTCGATGGTGAGTCTGAAGTGGCAAGTGAAACCGATTTATTCGGAAATCGAATCGACACACACACGAAACGAGGACGAGGAATCCTCTTCCGAATTATTGGAGAACTTGAGCAAATCGGCTACTCCGTCCAGACATTTGTTATTCCAGCTTGTGCCGTCAACGCTCCGCACCGAAGGGACAGAGTGTGGATTGTCGCTCATACGAACGCCGGACGCGAACATGGAGAGAGGACAACAGGAACGGACGAAAAATGTGAACGACCAGCTGGCAGACGTTTTGCCCCCGAACAATGGAACGAAAACTGGCTTGAAGTTGCAACCCGCTTTTGTCGAGTGGATGATGGGTTACCCGAAAGACTTTACTTCCTTAACGGACTAGGCTATACTCCGTCAAAAGGAGATGACTATGAAGAAAGCGACGATACGGAAACAGAGCCAAAGATTTGTGAGTCTGTCTGGAAAGAGATGCGAAAAGTGTGGAGCGAGTGGCTATCTAAACAGGCACCATGTCAAGATGCAGAGGAAGGCGATAATGATTCTCTGCGTCCCGTGCCATGTAAGGGAACACCAAAAGAATGGGACGCGCCGAGTGAAGAGGCCGAAGAGTTGCGCGGTATGTGGCAAAGATTTTATGCCGCGCCATTCCAAGAAGCACAAGACCTGTTCCCCGAACTGCTTGAGCGAATTAGGGAGATTGAACGCAAGAAAAAGGTGGGATGCTCGCTGAATTTGTCCAAAGCAGGACACCGGGTCGAGCGATTTAAGGCTTTAGGAAACGCGATCGTCCCGCAAGTCGCGGAGCAATTCATGAGAGCGATTAAATCAACGGAAGAACAACAAAAAAGGAGGAGTAAATGAAACTAGTGCTTGTAGAAAAAGGGACGGTGGAAGGGTATACCGCGGCGTGGGTGGCGAAGAGGATGCTGAAAACAGATTGTGAGGTGATGTTTTTCGGGAACGGGGACCGGCTTCCGGACGCGAGGAACAAGGATCTCCTGATCTTCGGGCTTTCTTTCAGTCGGAACGTGGTCACAAACCTCGCGAAGCAAGCGAAGGGGGAAGCAGCAACCTTCCGTCTTTTCGACAATGATTTCAAAGGGAGACAGGAGCTTTCCGGGATCAAGGAAGTCAAGATCAACGAGAAACAGACGGCCGCGCGTATGGCGTGGGAATACCTGAGAGCGGATTTCAGGGTGAAGATCGGCATCAAGAAGAACTACGAGTTTCACATTCAATCGACTCCGTGGATCGTGGATTACAGCGAGAAGCCGAAGCTTTGGAAATGGCCAGCCTTTGGAAATTATTTCGTGAAGCTCGCAATCGATCATTGTTATAAGCAGGAGCTCGAGGATTGGGACGAGCTCGCAACCCGGGATCTCGGCGCGGTGTTTGAGCAAGGGAAAGAGTTTGCGAAGAAGCAAGAGGAAGGGAGAAACAAATTCGCTCCTCAAGGTCTTGATGGAAATTCAGAAATAAATAGCATAGAAGAAGGAGTGCCACTTTTAACAAAAAAGGAGGAAGGCGATGAACTTTCAGGAGGAGAAAGAAAAAAAGATACAGAAGTTCAAGGAGAAGGGGCAGGAGGAGAACAAGAAAAGGATTTACGAGTTGATGGATCTGCTTCTGGAAAAAGTGAAAGCGGAGAACAGGTTCCTTCTCACGTTTCACGTCGTGGAGGAAGGAAACATAAAGCATCGGTTCGTCACGAACGAGTTTCCCAACGGTGATCTTCTGAAATGCGTCGGATATCTCGAGCGTGAGTTCGTGGAAATGGAGAAGCGCGGAGCAACCGGGAACGGGAGGATGTAAACGAGGAGAAAGATCATGCGCTATCGAGACGAGGAGCGACAAGATGACACCGTTCAAAGAAGGGAATCCGGACGGCTTGCGTTCATGAACGGGAGAGAGATCCAGAGGTTGCCGCCTTTGGAGTTCAAGGACCGGGAAGCGGCGAAGCGATATCTCCGGCAAATCGAGGAAGGGAGGCCCGATTAAAATGCGATGCCCCGGCTTCCTGTGCGGCTCTTTAAAAAATAAAGTTGTGAGAAGAACGGTGCGGCCTTCGTGGATTCGGAGGATAAGACGATGTTTAAAATGTGGAATCCGGTTTGCAACGAAGGAAATCAAGGACGATCTCAAACCTTATTCAAACGGTCATACAAACACTCGAGCGTCAAAAAAGAAACGCTCATAAAGGATTTAAACGAAACATTTTCAGACAAATATCGCTGAAAAGAGGAAAAAATGAGAAAGGGGGTTGAAAAAAGTCAAGAGCTAGAATAATAATTTGAGCATGAGAAGCAAATTCGAGAGAGATTGTAAGAGCCGGGATTAAAAACCTCGGCTCTTTTTTTGTTGTGTGCGCCCGAAAAGGCGATTCGCGGATCGGAGATCCGATATGGCAAAGAAGGAAGCAGCGAAGAAGGGCAGACCGCCCACTCTGGACGAAAACGAAAAAAAGAAAGTTGTTGAGCTCTTAAAGTTTGGGTTGACGGAGAGCCAAATATGCGAAGCGTTAGGGTTTACAAGGCGAGCACTTCAATACGTCAAGGCGAAAGACGAGCCGTTCTTTCACTCCATAAGGGAAGCCCGCAAGATTTCAGATGCGAAAGTAGAACGTGCTCTTTATGAACGCGCAATCGGCTATCAGCATCAAGAAACAAAGTACATGGCAAGTGCTGGTAAATTCAAAAAGTTTGAAACGATTAAGATTTATCCGCCCGATGTTGATGCCTGTCGTTTTTGGTTGACGAACCGGAAATCCGAGAACTGGAAAGAAAAACATGACATTGATTTTGGAAAAGGAACAGCGGAGACAATGCGATCCATCGCCGAGCTTATCTCTGGAAGACGCAAGACGGAGAATGAACGGCTTGCCAAAGGGGAAGATCCGGCATTGGTCTACCTTGGCCGAGCTGTCAAGCGTCCTACAAATGGCCGAAAAAGCGCCAAAGGTTGACGCGGCAAAGCTCGAGGAGACTACGCTTCGCTGGCGTAATGATCCCGTGGCTTATGCGAAAGAGCGTCTCGGTATTTTAAATCTTGATCAAGCCCCGCACGAAATAGAACTGCTCCGGGAACTTCCCGCTTGCGCCGTCCATAAGATCCCGCTCGTCGTTCCTTCTGCTCACGCGATGGGAAAAGATTTCATGATGGATGGTATCGCCGCGCTCTGGTTCCTCGAATGTTGGGGGCCATGCAAAGTGATCATGACAGGGCCGACGGATCGTCAGGTGAAGAACATCATGTGGTCAGAGCTTGAGCGAAGTTATAACAACCGGCCGCACAAGGACGCTTTTGGAAGACTGGTCACTTGCAAGCTTGAGATGGCGGAGGATTGGTTCGCGCTGGCGTTCACCACAAAAGAGACAGGGGAAGGCGAGGGAAAGTTTCAAGGCTCTCATAGTCAATGTATCATGATCATCGTTTCGGAAGCGCAGAAGGTGGACGAGAAAATCTACGAACAGATTGACGGACTTACGATGGCCTCCGTGGTTCTCCAGGTTTACATCGGTAATCCCACACGCACGACCGGCCGCTTTGCGAAAATGATCAAGGACACGACAAGCAACCGCGTTATTCACCTGGACGCCTATCAAAGCCCGAACGTGATCCAGCGCCGGCAGATCATCCCCGGGCTCGTTGATCATACCTGGGTTGAGGATAAAGAAATCAAATGGAACTCGGATAAATCAGGAAGAGATCCGAGGTATCGCGCAAAGGTCCGCGGTCTGCTTCCTCTCTCCAGCATGAACACCGTGATCTCAGAAGAGCTTTACGGTCAATGTATCGGGAAAACGATCTTTGCGGCAAACAGGCGCGGGTATATCGGCGTTGATCCTGCCCGTGAAGGTGATGATGATATGGTGATCTCAGTCTATGAATCAGGGCGCCTCATTGACGAGAAAGCGATACCTAAATGCGATGCCGTGGCCGGGGCCGGGGAAGTGGTGATGATGCAGAAGAAGCATTTCCCGGAAGGACAGATCGCGGTCGCGTTTGACTGTGACGGGCTCGGCGGTCCGTTCCTCGATATCGCGAAGAAGATGACACCCGATGAGCTTGGAGTGATTTGGGTCGAGTTTCACGGATGCTCGACGGATTGCGATCCGCAGTATCAGAATCAACGAGCGGAAGCGCATTACTTCATGGCGGAGCAGATGAAAGAGGGCCAGGTTTGCTTGGATGAGAACGAGGAAGCGAAAGAGGATATGACCGAGGTTGAAGCCTGGACGAATCTTAGGGGCAAGATCCAGATCGAGGACAAGGACGATATCAAAGCTCGGCTTGGCCGGTCCCCGAACAAAGGGGATTCAAGGATTCTCGGGATATGGGCTTCAAAGTTCGCACCAATCATCAAAGCGAAGGATATGTATAGCCGTCCAGGAAGATCAACGATGGTTCCAAGCACTCATTCAGCGATGGGGGCATAAATGGCGAAGACGAAGCAATACAAGAAAAAGAAACTCTCCGAAATATCAACACCCGATCTTATGGCGGATCTCGCCGGAGACAAGAAAAAGAATTTGCTGGCGGCTGGCGATAACGAGGAAATAGATATCGGGAAAGGAGTGACCGCTAAAGGAGACGAGGAGACGGTTGATCCTTCCAAGCTATCCACCGGGGTCAAGAAAAAGGACGAGGATAAAGACGAGGATATAGAGAAACTTCAAGACGAGGGGGAGATCTTCAAAGAGATCGAGACGCTTCTCCCGATCGCAATCAAAGCAGATGCGAACTGGATGCTTGAGGCGAAAGAGGATATCAATTTCTGCCTCGGCGAACAATGGGAAGAGCAGGACAAAAGCGATCTCAAGCGGCAGAACCGGCCCGTGATGGTGTTCAACAAGATCAAGCCTCTTGTGCAGCTCGTGACCGGTCATCTTATCCAGACGAAGGCAAGGATCCAGGCGTTCCCGGAAGGTGGGGAGGACGAGCGATTTACCGCAGTTATGGATAAAGCGATGGATCACATCGAGAAAGTCTCGCATCTGAATTTTAAGATGAGCTATCTCTTCTCAGGCGGTGAGAAAGCGGGGAAGAACTGGCTTGAGTTTACCGTGGATTACGATGATGACCCGATCTTCGGCCAGCTCAAGATCCCGAACCTCGGGCCTTTTAAAGTGTTCATGGACCCATCCGGGGTTGAATACGATCTCTCCGATTGCGGGTTTGGCTTCAAGGTCCAGGAGATCACTAAAGGCCGGTTGAAACAGCTTTACCCGGACAAGAAAGACGAGATCGATCATGACGTGGATAACAGCATCAAAACCTTCATCACGAACTCGCAGCAGATCCCAAGCGGAGACGAGTCCGATTATGGGAACAGCCCGATCGTGCCACGGGGAGGGCAAGTCTCCGATGGCAAGTCTGAACTGAAAGGGGACAATCAACCGATCACGACCGTTGATTACTGGAAGAAAAGCTATGTTGAGCGATGGTTCCTCTATTTCGTGGAGGATGGCGCGATTGAGGAGTTTGATACCGAGGAAGAATCGCAAGCGGAAGTCTCGCGCCGGCAGAAGATGAAGCATGACAAGCTCATGCAAGAGCATCATCAGATGGCTCAAAAACTGATGGCGGCGAAAGCAGCGGTTCATCCACAAGGACCTATTGCTCCCCATGTGTCAACGCCGCCTCCTATCGATGATGTAACCATTCCCGAGGCTCCCACGCTCGAATCCGTCAAGATCGAACACGCGATGAAGAAACGCCGGGTTGTGAAGATGCAAGTCTCGGTATGGGCGGGGAAGGTTTGTCTCACCGATGGTTTTAAAGATAGTCCCTTCGAGCCCTACTATTCCGGGTATCCGTTCTTCCGGTATATTGCGGAGTGGAGTCCGGAGGCGGAGAAGAACGAGCTTAAATATCAGGGGATGGTCAGGAGTTTAAAAGATCCGCAGCGAGAGAAGAACAAAGCGCGTTCGCAGTTCCTCCATATCTTGAACACTTCCGCGAACTCCGGGTGGGTGGGTGACGATGATGCTCTCAGCCCCGAGAAATGGGATGAGCTTAAAGATTACGGAGCTGTGGCCGGGATCACGGTCAGAAAGAAACCCGGTTCTCAGCTTGAAAGGATTCAGCCCGTTTCCCCATCCACGGCCCAAGAAGCGAGGGAAGCGAAAGCCGATGATTCGTTCAAGGAATGTTCGGGGCTCAATGCCGATCTTTTATCGATGGAGCAGAACGAGACAACGAGCGGGAAAGCGATCGCGCTCCGCATCCGTCAAGCGATTACCATTCTCCAGCCGAGTCTTGAGAACTTCCGGTATACGAAAGTTCTGATTGGGAAATTCCTGTTCTCGATCATCCCATCGCTTTTTGATTCAGCGAAACTTCAAAAGGTTCTTGGCGAGAAATTCATGGAGGAGAACAAGATCGACCGGAACGCTTTAAACGCTTATCTCACGATGGTCCATGACGGGAAATACCACGTCAATATCAACGAGGCTGGCGCTCCTGATACGTTACGGGAAGAGACGTTTGAGGATCTCATGCAGCTCGCGCAGCATGGAGTCGCTCTTCCTCCTGATCTTTTCATATCGTATATGAATATGTCGAACAAAACAGAGATTTTAAACAAGGTGCAAGAATGGACGAAGATGCAAGCGCAGATGACCTTGGCGACCAAAGGGAAACAGAAGCTCGGGCGATCAAGATAATGTGTCCTTGGGAAACGAGCTTTGAAGTGTGCGGCCCCATTGGAGAAGTTGACGAAGATTTTTACGAACAAGAAGAGGAAGAATAAACCGCGTCTCAGGAGCTCTTCCTGAGGCGATACGCGCCGCAAGGCGAGGGAAAAAGGAGAAACTTATGGAAGCGACGGCTGAAACTCTGAGTGCAATCGAGGCGAAGATCGATAAAGGCGAGGCATTGTCCGCAGAAGAAAAAGCTCTGATCGAGAGCGCACCGGACACGAAGGAGCAAACGGAAGCGGCGGAAGAAACCGAGAAGATCGATCCTGAGGCCGTCAAGATCAAGAAGGTTGAAGAAAAGAAAGAAGAAAAAAAAGCTGGCGCGGAGGATACCCCCTCCGAAAAGGACGCCGAAGCTGCCAAGGCGAAAGAGAAAGAGGCAGCCGAAGAAGCGGCCGCGAAAGAGGCCGAGAGAAAAAAGCTTATCGAAGCGGAAGCCGCGAAACCGCTCGATGAGGCTGACATAACGAATTTTTCGCAGAGAGAACGAGCGATCTTTTTTGAGCTCAAGGAAGAACGCATCAAACGGCAGAACGCGCAGAGAGAAGCCGATACCCTCAAATTCCAGAAAGCGAAAGAGGAAACGAGGCGGCAGATCGAGGCAGAGAAAGAGGCGGAAGCTGAAAGGCTGAAAGCCGAGGAAGCGGCGGATCCATTCAAGGGACTTGAGGACGGCGATCTTCCAACGGTCGGGCAGATCCGGGAGTTACTCGCGAAACAGAAGAAGACGAGAACCACCGAGCCGAACGTGGAAGAACAGAGAAAAGAGAATCAGCGGGTGTCCGATCTCCAGTCAAAGGTTTGGATCCTTGAGGCGCAGAGCAAGATGGCGGATGCCGTCGAGATCTGCAACGTCGGAGGCGAGCACTTAGACCTTCTTCATGACGCGATCGCGGCGGCAGCCGTGAAAGAGGTTGTGGATAAAGGCGGGAATCCGGTGATCGCAACCGTCAACTATCTCAAGTCGCATCCGAAATGGCCAGAGATCGAGGCAAAACTCAAAGCGAAAGCCGGAGGAAGCGTGAAATCCGAGGAAGAAAAAGCCAAGCAAGAGGAAGCTCGAATCAATCAGGAACGCGCAGATCGCATTGAAAAGAACAAAAAAAAACCAGTCACGACCGGATCAGGCGGCGGGTCATCGGCGGCGGGGGAGTACACGGTCCAGGAGATCCTTGATATGTCGGATGAGGATTACTCCAAGCTCCCGAAATCGCAGCGAGATAAGATCCTCGAAGCATTGTAAGGCGTGACACAAATTCCTTTTTGGAAAGGGTAAATTAAATGGCAAACACACAATCAATCGCCGGCTTGAGATCGAAAGTCTGGTACAAGGAGCTATTCGCCGACGTACAGACGATGCTTTTCATGAAGCGGTTCATGGGCGAAAGCCCCAACAATCCGATCCAAGTGGTTCGGGATCTCGAGAAGGGCGCAGGGGAATACGTCGAGTTCGGTCTTTCAACGAAGCTTTCCGGGGATGGCGTTACCGGCGATGACGAAATGGAAGGGAACGAGGAAGAAATTCTCACGTTCCAGACCGAGCTTCACATCGATCAGCTTCGCCATGCCGTTCGCTTGAAAGGGCGGATGGATGAGAAGAAAGTCGCGTACAAGATGCGGAAAGACTCGAAGGAAAAGCTCACGATCTGGTGGGCGGAACGGCTCGACAAGGAGTTTCTCTGGAAACTCTCAGGGGTCACGTCGAAGAATTTCGCGAACACGCCGACCGCGCCCTCCGCAAACCGCAGTATTTGGGCGGGGAACGCCGGGGCCGACAACTCCTTGACCGCAGCGATGGTCATGGACACGAAATGCCTCGACGCCGCGAAGGAACTGGCGTTGACGGTTTCTCCGAAAGTGCGTCCGATCAAGAACGAGAACAGCCAGGAAACCGGGGAAGCGAAGTATATCTGCATCATGACCCCGTACCAGTTCTCGGGTTTGAAGAAAGATCCTGTGTTTAACCAAGCTTGCCGTGACGCGCATGAACGGGGCGGGAGTAACCCGATCTTCACAGGCGCGATCAAGGAATACAACGGGATCTATATCTATCAGCATGAACTCGCGTATGCGTTCACGAACACGAATGGCGTCACCTGTGCGCGTGCGATCCTGATGGGCCAGCAAGCCGGGATCATGGGTATCGGCGAGGATGAACGCTGGACCGAGGAAGAGAAGGATTATAAAAACAAGTGGGGCATCGCAGCGGGTCGTATTTTTGGCGTGATCAAACCGGTCTTCAATTCCGAAGATTATGGAGTGATCACGATCGCAACCGCAGCCGCGAAATCCACAACCGCTTAATAACCCGGTTAGAGAAATCCCCGGGAGGTAAATGGCCTCCCGGGTTCTAACCCGAAAAAGAGAGGTTCAAATAATATGGCAGCTTTAACCGAAGCAAAAGTAATCGATACAGAACTCGCAGGGGATTGGAAGATCCTTGTGAAAACGGTAACGCCGGGAGCAGCCTCGGATACCTTGACCTTGGTGAGAGCCACGGACAAAGTAACCGAGATCGCGGCCGTAATCCCAATCTTCGAGGCAGGTCTTGACGCAAGTAACACTTTGCTGAAAGTCTCGTTCTCGGGGCTTGTGATCACGATCGTACAACTCAAAGCGGACGGAGCAACGCCCGCGGATGATTGGACGGGCACAAGTATTCGCCTCGTCATCATCGCCCGGTAATAGGGCCTTAACTAAGAGCCGGGGGTCAATAAAAGGCCCCCGGATCTCCTCACACAGAAAGGGAGAGGACCTATGACCATTCAACGATCAAACACCATCGCGCAAATCCACGCGAAAGGGTTGGCTCAAGTCGATCTTCTTTACATCGTTTCAAAAATGATCAACAGCTTCAATTTCGTTCTTTCTAAGCTCGATGCCGAAGGACTCGGAGACACGAATTATTGGAGCACGCTTTACATCAAGAACACGATTGGAGAAACCTACCTCGCTACTATCGATCCAAACGGGCTTTTGTGGGGAGATATGTACGATCTCCTTCGCGCTCTTCTCGTAAACTTCAATGCGCTTTGTGAGAAGCTCGCGGCAGATGGGACGGTTACAGGAACCACGGTCTATACCGCAAGAGAGATATCCACGACGGACAGCAAAGGAAGAGCCGTCGGATATCCCGGGTCCAGAATCCAGAAGCTCGGGGTCCATCAGGGATCGCTCGTAGAGTTCCTTGATCTCTGGATCGATATGTTCAACGCGGTCTTGTATGAACTGGATAACGATTCAACCGTAACCGGGACAGATTATCGCTCCGCGTTTGCTGTCACGGATATCGTTATGAAAGTCTCGTCCTCAAGCTCTTCCAGTTCCTCAAGCTCGAGCAGTAACTCAAGTTCGAGTTCTTCGTCCTCGAGCAGCAGCAGTTCCTCATCTTCGAGTTCTTCAAGCTCAAGTTCTTCGAGCTCGTCCTCGAGTATGAGTTCTTCCAGTTCGAGCAGCAAATCAAGTTCATCGAGCAGTTCGTCTTCCAGCAGCAGCTCAAGCTCCAGTAGTTCGAGCAGCTCCTCGAAATCGTCCAGCTCGTCCAGTAGCAGCAGTTCCAGCTCGTCCAGCTCAAGCTCCAGTAGTTCTTCGAGTTCTTTGAGTTCGAGCTCGAGTAGCAGTTCAAGTTCCAGTAGGTCAAGCAGCTCATCCTCTTCATCGAGTAGCTCTTTAAGCTCCAGCAGTTCGTCTTCGAGCTCATCGAGTTCCTCATTAAGCTCAAGCTCTAGCAGCTCCTCGAGTAGCAGTTCGTCCTCGTCGAGTTCGTCTAGCGCCAGCGCATAAGGGGGGATGATATGGCTACCAGACCGAAAGGAACGCGATTCTGGAAAGGCGGAAACGCCGGCGGGACTGTGATGACCGGGATAGGAAATCTCTACTCGGCGTTCCTTAGCTGGAAAGGTGTTACCTCAGGGGATCGAGTTCTGATCCTAGATGGAGCAACCGTGATCGAGGAGATCATTCTCCAGGATACGGCCAATAACGGGATATCAATTCCCATGCCGACAGTCGGGAAAGAGTTTGCGACATCGCTTGTCGTAACTCCGGTCCTGACAGGCGGGGAAATGAATATCTCCATCGGATATGACGCGAACGGCGGTTAATGAATCGGGAGAGCGGGTCGAGTGGGGCTCGCTCTCCCATAACCTCACACACATAAAAAGGGGTGACTGAAATGGAACACGATCTGTTTAAGGCGAAGAACTTGGAAGAAGGAATCCATAACACGGTCGGGGACTGCAACGGAATCCCGGCGCGTGAACGATGGGAGAAAGAAACCCCGGTATTTGCGAAACAAATTCTCTCTCATCTTCAAACGAATCCCGGGACTGTTATCTTGGATTATGGGTGCGGTGTCGGCCGCCTCTCGAAAGAGATCCTTTTCCAAGATCAAAACGTAACCGTGATCGGGCTTGACGCATCAGAGCATCAGCTCAAGATTGCGACGGAGTACGTCAACGACAGCCGGTTCATTCCCATTCTTCCCCATCAACTCAAGCAGAAGGTGGACCTTGTATACTGCGTCTATTGTCTACAGCACGTTCCTGCGGTTGAACTCCGAGACGTTCTTTATCGAATTTACACGTTTCTCAAACCCGGAGGAATTTTCATTTACTGCTCATCCGATTACCGAATGGCAATTCGCTATGACGGAGGAGGATTCTTTGACGATCGATTCCTGGGCGTGAATATCCGGGAAGAAATCTCCCGTCTTTTCACCGCACAAGGCGATCTTTTCGATCGCAGCACCACATTAGAGCCCGTCGTGGAGAAGATGGTATGGGGTGAATTACCCCATACCGCGAAGGTTTACCTTAAAAAGAACGTCGGCGGTCATCTTTTTAACGCCAGGATTGATCAGGTTGAACGATCTCAAGATCCGGCGCTCACTATCATCCCCCCCAAACGGAATGATCGAAGACTCGTCCTTCGTAATCGATTAAGCCCGGGAGATATCCTTGTCATGACAACAGCTATCCGAGCTCTCCACAAAGCGCATGGCGATAAATTCATGATCGACGTGGACACTCCATGCCCTCAGATTTTTGAGAACAATCCCTATCTTACGAAGTTCGATCACGATGGCGCGGACGTTCAGATGATCGATATGCAGTACCCCGAGATCCACAAGTCAGGGGCGAGCGGCCGTCATTTCTCGGACGGACACCGGAAATATCTTGAGGAGATACTTGAGATCAAGATCCCGAGGGTCGGACTTCTCCCGGATATTTTTCTCAATCAAGATGAAAAGCTCTGGCCTTCCCCGGTCCTAAAGAAAACTGGCTTTGAAGGAAAGTATTGGGCGATCAACGCTGGATCAAAATCGGATTACCCGTTGAAACAATATCATCGGTGGCAGGAGGTTGTTGATCGGTGGGCGATCCAGTACCCCAATATTCGCATGGTTCAAATCGGACAGCTTGATCATAACCATAAAGCTCTTGATGGAGTTATCGATATGAGAGGGAAGACTGATATCCGGGAATTGTTCCGGACGATCTACCACGCCGAGGGTGTTCTGTCTTGCGTGAGTTTTCCAATGCACATCGCCGCGGCCCTTGAGAAACCTTGCGTTGTCGTAGCCGGAGGCCGTGAGGGAACAAGATGGGAGCTTTACCCTTCTCATCGGTTCCTTTACACGAACGGCATAACGGATTGCGCTCTCTATGACGGATGCTGGAAGTCAAAGACGGAAGAGTGTAAGAATCTTGTGGAAACGGTTCCGCTTTGCATGGAGCTCATCCGCCCCGAAGATATTGTCCGGGCGATGGAGCTTTATTATCTCGGAGGCGTTTTGAAGGAGGTGGCCCATGTTTAAAAAAATCCAGCAAGCCGCGATCTTTAACACGCTCCGGATTTTGAAACAAGTGAACCCGGGGGACGCTTATTACGAAGCGTATCTCGGTCATCTTCAAACAAGCGGACCTGAACTCTACGATCTCTATATGCTGCTTTGGGAGATCGCCGTGGACAGGAAACCACGAAGAATCCTAGAGATCGGGACAAGGACCGGCCTCTCTCTTTGTCAGCTCATGAGCGCCTACATCGATCCGAACATCATCCAGAAGATCGTCTGCATCGATCCCTTCGAGGATATGTTCATCTCGAAGCATCTCGTTTTGAAGAACCTTCGGTATCTGAATTTACCGACGGATAAGATCGAGTTCTTGGAAGGCTTCTCTCAAGATTTCCTTCCAAAAATGAATTACGTCGATAAGGAGCGGTTTGATTATATCCTCGTTGACGGGGACCATGAAAAGAAAGCGGCCCGGAATGATCTTGAGTTAGCCCTTGGGCTTCTCGCCCACGGCGGAGTAATCGTCTTTGATGATATCTCTGACGCTCCCGGAGAATGTGCTTTGATCGACGTGTGGATGGATTTCAAAACCTGTCATGCGAACGAATTTGAGTATGTTCAAGAGAATATGTCCGGAAAGGGTGTCGCATGGGCGATAAGAAAAGCATCCACACCATAGGGGACAGCCACGCTTGGCATTGTTGGCTCAAGATCCGAGAGACTGTCCCTTTCTCTCCCGGTCCGATGACGCTGCATCATTTCGGGATTTATAAGCCGGTCATGACAAAGAATATCCCGCTCGATCATATTATCGTCTTTGCTTACGGCGAGATTGATTGCCGCTGCCACGTCTTTAAAAATCCGCCTTGGGATGAGTGTATTGATAAACTCGTCGAGAATTACAAACTCGCTTTAGATTTAAACTCGGAAGGAAGAGATCCTAAAAATATCTGGATCAATTACGTTGTGCCTCCTCCGCATCGGGACGGACTCCCTCAAGCGGAACATGAAAACCCGATGTTCCCATTTCTTGGAAGCGATCAGGAACGTCTCTCTTTCGTCAAAAGAATGAACGAGGGATTACGAAAACTTCCCTATACGTTCATTGATATCTACGACAAATACGCGGATAAAGACGGATTTCTTAACCCGGGGATGAGCGACGATCAATGCCACGTCTCAGATCCAAAACCTTTACAGGAGTGGGTCGATGCTCACGCATGAACTAGATATCGAGTATTTCAAGGAATATCCGGCCCCGATCATGCAAGCGGTTCAGGAACTTCATCATACGAATATCAATTCCACGATCTCCTTTTTCGGGCCGATGATGTATTTCCTTTTGAGGGATATCGGCGCGGAACAAGTGCTCGAGATCGGTCACGCGGAAGGATACACCGCGCATTATCTCGCGAACGCCGTGAAAGATAACGCGGTCCGTTTCGGGATGAAAGGGAATAAATACTACGGGATCGATATCGTACAGACTGAGAAGATCCGATCGGCTTTAGAGGCCAAAGGGCTCCCGGTCGATGTTCGGAATGTAGACTCCATGACTCTAAGTCCCGAGACGTTCCCGGGCCTTCTCTTCGACGTAATCTTTCAAGACGGATGCCATGACACGGAGCACGTCCTTTATGAGCTCAAGACGATGTATCCGCAGCTCAAAGGGGAGGGGAAGGGTTACTGGATCATGCACGACGTATTCGGTCCGGCGGAGGAAGGATTTCATGCGGTGAAGAAATTGATCGATCAAGGGGTTTATAACTTCGAGTTTGTCCGGATCTTCTCTTGCTACGGACTCGGAATCTTCCGGAAGATGGAAGGTTGGGACGAATCAAAACGACATTGGAGGGATTGATGAATTGCGACGTTTGCAGGAGGGATCAGGGACCGGAAGGAACGCAACCGCTCGAGTTTTTGGGGAAGACATATAACCTCTGCCCGTTCGATCAGTTGGAGGTTCAACGGTTCCTCGATATGCGGATCAGTCAAGACAATCTGAATATCTGTTGGGGCGGCGGGAAAGTCTGTCCTCAGAGTTGGGAATCGATCAGGGGTTATTTAAGAAAATACAAGATCAATGAAGTCCTTGAGCTCGGCGCCGGATTGTCAAGCGAGCTATTCGTTCTTGAAGGCATGGATCTTAAAAGCTTCGATGTTCTTGATTTCCATATCCGGATGCTTGCCAGTTGCCGATCGATGGCGAATAAAGCGAAGTTCCACGCCTACGAATACGGACAGATCCCTCCTGTGATGGAGCTTTATCCGGGAAAGAAATGGAATTTTGTGTTTGTTGACGGACCCCAGGAACGCTCCCGCGAAGTCGATCTCGCTATGAAGCTTTCGACGCATCTGATCTATCTTCATGATCCGAACATGGGCGAGCAGGGATTTTTCCCGAACGCGGAGTGGGAAATGATGCCGGGAGACAACAAGCTTTTTAAGAAAGTAAGGCCGGCGAATCATCACGGACAGGTGTTGACGCTTCTCAAAGATCATTTTGGGGATAAAAAGATATCCGGGATCGAGATCGGAACGAGATACGGATGCCTCACGAAAGCGATCCTCGGGGAATGTCAGAACGTGAAAAAGCTTTATACCGTCGATCCCTGGCTTCATCAGGAAGGGAATTGCTTTGAAGCGGCGCAGCCCCAAGAGGAGCAGGAAGTCATCAAAGCACACTCTTATAAAGCCCTTGAGAGTTTTGGGGACCGCGTAAAAATCATGCCCTGCTTGAGCGATCAAGCATTTAAAGAGATCGACGAGCAAGTGGATTTTTGCTGGATCGACGGGGATCACACCGTAACAACCGCGAAGCGGGATATCATGAACGGGTTGAATATCGTGAGGCCCGGAGGCATCCTCGGCGGACACGATTACGCAACCATCAAACAAGCGATCGATGAAACCCTGGCGGGAGTGGACGTGTTCCAGGGACACGATCTTACATGGTGGCTTTATGTCTAAATACGCTTTTATCGTGTCGGCGTGTTCAAAATATATTCCCGAATTGACTGCGCTCTTAAATTCCCTGGAGCTGATGGGAAACGTCCACGACGTTCATATCAACGGATTCAACCTTCCTCCTGAGTTCGTCGGTCAGTTCGGGAAATTATCCTACAATGTTTGGCTTCACGCGATCTCGGAAGAACAGGCCCGGGAATACGGCGGGGAGTCCGAGATCCTATGCCGGAAACGGTATTACTACGCCTCCGAATGGGGCGCGAATTATGAAGCGGTTTGCATCCTCGATGCGGACATGATCGTTGTCAGGAATATGGATAATTTCTTCAAGATCGCGGAGGCCGGGATCATCCTTGGAGTGACGCTCGAGCAAAAAACGACCTACGGGACGGATGAGGACGGGCATGATCATCAGAGAGTTCTCGGTGAGCATATCGTTAAGAAAAGAACTTGGAACGATAAAGACATTTGTTGTACGCCGATGTTCATCAATCCGAATACTTATGCGGATCAACTAGAGTACGCTTGGCAGATCTTTACCCTCGGCTATCCGGACAATAATTTCAAGGCCCCGGATCAGCAAGCTTTTAACATGATTCTCGTTGCGGATGATTTGGCGAAGAACGTCGTTCTTCTCCCGAATATGTGTTGGGTGGGATCGAATGAGAAGCTCCTGAAACCATACACAAGGGTCACGGTCCAACAGGACGGGCTTTTATGGACCGAAAGCGGAGAGCCGATCTTTATTTTTCATGGACGGTATTACACGAAGAAATGGAGGCAGCAGCAGATCCTTAACCGGCATGGATGCGCGGCTGGCTATCTCAAAGCCACGGAGTGCTGCGACGCGATCGCAGAAGGCGCGATGAATTGTCTCTATGAGTTTTTCAAGAAATGTCTCTCAGGTCCGATCCAGATTGACACGATGAAAGAGTATACGACCGACGGACTTCCGGACAAGACCTACGCCGAACTAGGGAGGCCCATCGTATGAGTTTCTTGACCGAGGCCAAAAACGGCATGAAATTAAAGGAGCATCTTGATACAGGTAAGTTTAATAGGGTATTAATACCCTTTTGGCATGGTGTAGGAGACGTTGTAATGGTTCTCCCGATCATTGTTAAGCTTCGGGAATTATACCCTCAAATCGAGTTTAAATTGGGGTTATGCAAAGGGCTCGATCAGGAGACTTTCGTACCGGATGCGGTGCTTCTTGAAGGGGACTGGCGCGAGAAAGCTCTTACGCTCGGGTTTGATCTTGTGTTCCCCGTGAATTTTCCTCTCGAAAGACCCGAGGATCTCACGAAAACGAAAGCGGAGATCTGTTGCGAGGAAGAAATCGGGATTCCTCCGGTGTGTGGTCATTTACCGCTCAAGGCCAAGAAACTCGTCGGGGTTTGTTTTCAATGCACCTCGGTCCCCTGGGTGGCGAACGCGGAGCCCGAGATCGCGGAGAAGATCTGGAACGATATCAAGGAGGCCGGCTATGTTCCAATCGAAACTCAGTTTATTCATGTATTCGCTAACCCTGATAACAAGCTGTTTCCTTGCGTGGACGCTCATTTCCGAGGTTGCCCCGCGAAGATTCAAACGCTTATGTCGGTGCTTGGTTCTTGCGTCGCTTTTGTCGGGACTGTCGGGGGTAATTTTCACCTTGCTTTATCAGTTCTTGGCCCTGGACGGGTAATGCTTCTCGAAAAAGATTTGAAGAAAGAGCATTTCACGAAAGAGAAGATCGCGACGGCGAATTTGAAGGATTATCAAGGGGAAGTTAAAAAGTGGCTTGAGGGGTTAAATGCCTGAGGCAACCGGCGGGACAATTACTCACGCGAACGGAAAAACGATCCACACTTTTAAACTTGCGGATAGTGGAACGAATTTTGTTGTTCCTGCGGGCGGTTTAACGGTTGATGTTTTAATTGTTGGTGGAGGCGGAGGTGGAGGTGGATTGAGTAATAATCCAGGCGGTGCTGGTGGTGCTGGTGGTTTTAGGTATCTTACTGGAAATGTTCTATCATCTGGAAATTATCCCGTAGTTGTCGGTGATGGTGGAACAGGTTGGGTTGCGGCATCGACCACAAAACAGGCGAGTGGAAATACAAGCTCTGCCTTGGGATTTTCTTCCGCTGGAGGCGGTGCTGGAGCTGATAACGATAATAAAAATGGAGTTGCAGGAGGAAGTGGGGGAAGCGCAGTAGGAAATAATACTAATGGAGCTGGAAATACTCCGTTAACTTCTCCGCCCCAAGGAACTGATGGAGGCCACGCCGCAGACCTTTATTCTTCTGGTGGTGGAGGAGGAGCTAGTCAAGCGGGAGGAAATGGAACTGGAAATGGCGGGGTTGGAGGTAAAGGCGGGGATGGAACTTCATGCTCTATTTCTGGTTCTCCTGTTACTTATGCAGGGGGAGGCGGAGGAGGACACTATAATGGGACTGCTGGAGCGGGTGGCGCTGGAGGCGGAGGAGCTGGATCGTTGTATCCAGCAAGCGCAACAAATGGAACAAATGATATTGGCGGCGGAGGAGGCGGAACGGGTGGAAACGGTGCTTCCGCAAACGGTGGACACGGCGGCAGTGGTATCGTAATTATTTCTTACGATACGCCGTCGAGCTCCTCAAGCTCCAGTAGTTCCAGCAGCTCGTCCAGTAAATCGTCGTCATCGTCTAGTTCATCGAGCAGCTCATTTTCCTCAAGCTCAAGTTCATCCTCTTCGAGTTCTTCATCATCTTCATCGAGCAGTAGCTCATCGAGTTTGTCCAGTTCTTCGTCGTCGAGCTCAAGCTCAAGCAGCAGTTCATCATCGTCTTCGAGTTCGAGCTTATCATCATCCAGTAGCAGCTCTTCGAGTTCGTCCAGTTCTTCAAGTTCCTCCTCGAGTTCTTTTAGCTCTTCCAGTTCATCGTCTTATTCGTCGAGCAGTTCCTCATCCCATGATTGCAGGTGGCACGATCGAAAAGAATCTTGCGTAGATCAGGAAGAAGTGAGAGATCCCGTAACACCCGGCCCTTGCGTTCCTTGGGGGAGAAGACAAGAAACGTGCGTTGATAAAAAACCAGTAAAAGACCCGGACCATGTTCCGGATTTCGCGTGAGGAAATATGTCGGTATTAATTAATCAGTATTCAGCAAATTACTTTGGCCCTTTTTTAAGATTCACATCTAATGCTCAAGGGGTCGGTCAATCATTCACGCTCATTGAGAGTGCAACCATTACGGGTTTTACTTTTAGTTTATCAAAAAACGGTACTCCTTCCGTAGTTTTAACCCCAAGGCTTTATTTGGCGGACGCGAATGGACTTCCGACAGGGGGAGTTCTTGCTTCTGCACCTAGTATTAACACGTCCGACTTAACTGGAAGCTATGTAAATCATTCCTTTTCTTTCTCTGTCCCTTATTCAGGAATTGGTGGGATTCAATATGTCGTTATGCTTGAAACCGACGCGGGATCAGGAGATAATATTAATTGGCCATCCTATGAAGCGGTTTACGGTTCTGTGTATGCTGGAGGTCAAAGAGTCTTTAAAAATTCATCGGGTAATTATACAACCGGTCCTAGTTACGACCTTTATTTTGAGATCCTTGGAGCTGATCCATCCTCCTCCTCGTCGAGCTCCTCGAGTTCGAGTTTATCATCCTCATCCTCCAGT